ATCAATTTCATCAAACAAATAGAGAACTTGCTCTCCATCATCATCTATTACTGAATATGCTCCTTCTTTTTCTTTCCCATGCACAGTAATAATAAACATTATACCAATTCTACTGCTTCTTGATATGTTTTCCTCATAAGATTCTTAATAAAAATTTTATCAAGATCTGTTTCAGATTCTTCAATATATCTATCAAGGATACAAAGTGTGTCCTCAGATTCTTCAATTTCAAATTCTTCTGATTCATTGAGTTGAAAATTTTCAACAATTTTTAAATCAGCAACACCAGCAGAAAGTAACTTGTCAACTAATTTTTCAAACTCTTTTGGTCTTGGTTTATTACGAACAATTATCTTAACAATTTTATTTTCGTAAGGTCTTGCATCTAAAAGAGTTGCTGGTTCATCATCATAATACAAAATTTCAAACATTGTGTATGGATTATTTACTGGATCATGTTCCAGAGTTTCTGTATCAAAGATGTGGAATCCTCTCCTATCACCAACATCGTTCCAGTACATTTCGTATGGGTTTCCCAAATAGAAGATCTTTCCATCATCTGATCTAGTATGGTAGTGCCCTGAAAAGACATGGGTGAACTTCTCAAATAACTTGCGATCATAACCATCCTCCATGATGCATCCTCTATGAGCTCTAAATCCAGAGAGTTCAAGGTGCCCCATCGCACATTTGCTATTTGAACTTTTAAGAAGTTTATTAGTTTCCTTTTCATTATTTTCACAAATCCATGGTACAAATAAAATATTCAATCCACCTATTGTTACTTCTTGAGGATTAGAGTATACATTAATATTTTCATATTCTTTCAACAAAAGATCAACAGCATTAATCTCATTAGTATTCTTATAATAAGCATCATGATTTCCTACCATAAGATGCATAGTAATCCCTCTTTCTTTTATGGGATCAAATACAACTCTTTTTGACCAATCAAGAGACTTAAATTCAATACCTCTTCTACTATCAAAAGCATCACCCATATGAATTATAGTGGTGATCTTCTGTTCATCTATAGTTGGAAAAAAGATATCATTATAAAATTTCTCAAAGTAATCATGAAAAAGTTTAGAACCTTTTCTAGCTCCATAATGAGTATCAGTAATGATAGCAACTTTCATTAATAACGAATTTTAGAATGGACATTATCCTTAATTTGATTATAGTCCGCATAGTTATTAATGTCAACCTCATTAGCATCAAAGACCTCATCAAAGTTGGTCTTCTCCAAAATCTTATTTTTTATTTCCAGTTGCTTCTTCTCTTGTTGAATTCTTCTCAAGAATGCATAGTAGATAATCTGAGTGAAGTATGCAAATGGATTTTTAGATTTCTCTGGATTGAAATTGTGGATATACCTTACACAGTTTTCAATACCATCACAAATCATATCATCCTTGAACATATAGTTCACGAAGTTTGGTTTGTATGACAAATGATTAGCAATCTTTAAAAAACACTCTCCAATATATCTTGGAATTTGTGGTTTTTCTAATCCTTTATCTTTTGCTCTCTGTACTCTAGCAAAGTAATTTTCCAAAGCACCTAAAAAGTCTTTGTTATTAACATAATGTTCTGACTTTTTTGGTTTATTCATGGTTCCATACGAATGTTTAACAGATGACATAATTAAATATTATTTGATTATATTATATCAAATTTTAATCATTATATCAAGCTTGACAATAATTGAATTAGTGTTTAGAATGGGTTTGTTGCCTTTGAGATACAGGCTTAGCTATTAATATTCTTAGATGAGTCAATATTAAAGATCTTCTCTAATATCTCTTTTGCTTCAATTACGCTAGATATATATCCCATTTTTCTATCTGGAATAGTTTTATTTCCTTTTTGTGATTTTCTAATATAGTCTTGATAATAAATTATCATTTCAATATCTTCTGATTCAGACATTGTTAAAACATCATCTAAGTTCATTAAAAACATATCTTCAGTAGTAGTTTTTAACCATGGTTCAAACTTATAACCAGCAACTTGGCCTCTCAGTTTAACTTCTTCAATACATACTGGATTTGATACAAGAAGCATAGTTCTTCCATCTTCTTCAGATGCTGCTACTTTGGCAAATATTTCTTCACCACTATATTTAATTTTTATTGTTGCATAGAAATCGTCTTCTATCATACAAAACCTCCTTATTCTTTAATATTAATTGAAATAATCTCATAATTGAATTGTTCTTGGACATAAATTTTCACTCTTTCAATAAAATGATTTAGTGTATAATTTTTTCTTGATCCTAAAGTCAAATCATCAGCAATATCATAAAGTTTTGCTTTGACTTTGTTTTTGCCTTTTCTTAGGACTCTACCAATACTTTGTAAATTGCGAATACGCGATTTTGATGGAGAGGCAAAAATGACATTGTGTAGATTTTTAATATTGATTCCTGTACTAAAAGTTCCATAAGAGGCAACAATGATTGCATCATTCTGCTGCTCTGTTATTTCCCTTACCTTTTCTCTGTCCTCAGCACCTACACCACCATGAACAAAGAATATTTTTCTATTAACGGTAGCACCTTTATTTATTAAATCAAACAATACAGCACCATGTGTCTCTACTCTACTGTAAAGTATCAAGGTGTTCCCTTTCAAGTCCAGTGATAAATTGGTAATGAATTTATTTCTTCTTTCGTTGGATATAAGAAATTGTATTTCATCCTCATAAGTATCAAACTTCTGTGGTTTATATTTGAGAACTAAACACTGAATATCTAATGTAGCAAGGTGACCTTCATCAATTAATTTTTTAGTTTGAGTGACTTTATACGATGGTCCAAACAGTCCCTCTAACACCCACTTATGGGTCTGTGTGCCATCTAAAGTTCCAGTGAATCCATATCTGTACTTTGCATGATGAAGCTTATCCATAATTTGAATAAGAGACTTGCTCTTAAATAAATGAGCTTCATCACCAATCACTACATCATATTCTTCAAAAAAAGTTCTATCAAGTTTATATACAGATTGCCAAGTTGTAATAGTTACTTCATTAGTATTGATTCTTTCTCTTCCAGCATATATTCTATGACAGTGATTTTCAGCATCCCAACCATAATCTTGAAAATCTTTAAACATTTGTTCTACTAGAGATGTAGTTGGAACAACAAGTAATATCTTTCTATTAGTACCAACAAAATATCTAACTATAGAGTAAATCATTAATGACTTACCTGACGCTGTTGGTGATATTAGAAGTTTTCTATTATACCTTAAAGCATCATATACAGCATCAATTTGATAATCTCTTGGTTTAAATGATGTGATAGATTTCATATAATCTTTCACTCCACCATGAGAAATAAAATCATTTACTTCAAATGGTAAACCATAAAATTTATTATCTTCAAACTTATAACTATATCCTGACTGCTCGCAAAAAGATACTATCTTATCAAGAAGACCAACATAGATCCTCTTTGTTTTCATATTAAACAAATGGACGTAACCATCCCAATACTTACCTCTATACTGAGGCATAAACTTTTTATTAGGAACCTCAAAAGTAAATCTATCTCTTAACTCATATTCAATATGAGGTTGTGTTTTTACTTGAAGATAGACTTCATTTACCTTTTGAATAATCAAATCTGTCATAATGAAATCACGCCTTACAACTATTTATTAGTTGTGTTCAAAAGAATAATCTAATATCATTCTGTATAAGTGATCTCTTATTTTCCACATCTGTTCTTGTTCCTCATGTGGTCTGGCAGGAGAACCTGGCCACATTCTAATTGCTTCTTCTACAGAATAATGCAATACTCTTACATCATCAATGGTGACATACATGGTAAAATCAGGTAAATTTGACTCATCCATATCCTGCATTGAATTTCATTACCTCTATAGCGTTTTTAATTTGATATGTTCTATTGGAAATTTGTTTAAGAATGCTTTCTAAGTAATTAAGCATTGTTTCATAATATTCAATTTTTAAAGAAACAGTAGATAATCTATCATCTGCATCCAAATACTTTTGCATAGTATCTTTGTCTCTTACTTTCTTAGGGAAAGGATTTTTTGTGTAAACTTCAGGTTCTGCTTTTCCTGAATAGTATTCATATCTCTCATGACGAATATTTTTCTTTTGTTGTTGAGCTTTCTTGGTTAAAAGGAGAATAGTATTGAACATTTCTGAATACTTTGAGTGTAATACAGGAATGTTTAAAGATTCTGTGTGTAAATTATCAGGATTAATTTTTGAGTCATTATTCCACATTTTTTGGATTCCATCCAAATCAATCATTTATTTAAAGAGTTTCAATATCGTATATAGTATACTTGAAATTAACCTCTGCTGTAAAGTACTCAATATCAGTTTGAGTAGCATCAAAAGTTAAAGTAGAAAGTGAATATGGAAACAATCCTGAAAAATTTACATTAAAAATTGGATTGTTAATGTTGTTTAAAATAGTAAGAGTTCCATCAGAAAATAAATTTATTTCGCTATTTAAATTATTTGGAGCAACTTTATCTTGATCTTGAAAATCATAGATTTCACTTATACTATCTGGAAATCCTAAACCTCTAATCCAATTCTGTATTTCAATATAATTTTCTAAACTTTCATCAACTAAAAATCTTAAACTTAAATCTTCAAATTCTATTATTTCACCAGGTCTAGGAATATTTTTAAGATATGTTGGTTGTTGAACAACTCCTAGTGTCATACCAGGAATATTTACCATGTTACCAAAATATGTTACTTTTGGTGATCTGGTGATGTTAAATTTAAATCCAGTTGGAGAAAGAAAATTTCTATT